CAGCCCTCGGAACTCTTTGCGATGTCGCTGACCGAGATTATCGGCTGGCGGCGTCGCGCGTTACTGCGTAGCGGAGCTGAAAGTGAGTAATTTACGTTTGCAGGTGCTGCTGAACGCCGTGGATCGGGCGTCGCGCCCTTTCCGCTCGGTGGAAAAAGCCAGTAAGGCACTCAGCGGAAACATCCGCAACACGCAGGACACCCTGCGAAATCTCAACGCGCAGGCGTCGCAAATCGACGGCTTTCGCAAGGCGAGCGCGCAGCTGGCCGTCACCCGTGCCAGCCTGAAAAAAGCCAAAGAGGAAGCCAGCCGGCTGTCGCAGGCGTTTGCCAATACCGCGAACCCGACGGCTAAGCAGACGCGGCTGATGGAGGCAGCGAAGCGCGCCGCCAGCGAGTTACAGGCCAAAGAAAACAGTCTGCGCAACTCCGTGCAGCGGCAGCGCGGCGCGCTGGAGTCGGCGGGGATTTCCACGCGGAACCTCGCCGCCGAGCAGCGCCGGTTACGAGCCAGCTCGCAGGAGGCGAACGCCACGCTTGCCCGTCAGCGGGAGGAGCTGGCAAGGCTGAACCGGCAGCAGCAGCGGCGGGAAAACAGCCGCAGGCGTTTTCAGGCAACCCAGCGCGCAGGCGACACTATCCGAAATAACGGCGCGGTAGCGATGGGCGTGGGTTCGGCGGCGCTGTATGCAGAGGGGAAATTTATCGCCCCAGGCATCACTTTTGATAAAGAGATGTCCGGCACACAGGCGATCCTCGGGCTGGATAAAACCGACAAAAAGCTGGCGGCTATCCGGCAGCAGGCGCGCGATATCGGCGGAAGTACGGCATTTTCGCCGATGGACGTTGCGCGCACGCAGGGCGTACTTGCCCGCTCCGGCTATAACGCCGACTCCATTCTCAGCTCAACCGAATCAACGGTGAACCTGTCGCTGGCTTCGGGGATTGATATCGCCGACGCCGCCGACATCGTCACAAACATGCAGTCGGCGTTCAACATCCCGATGGATCAGATTAAGCGCGTCTCTGACGTGATGACCAAAGGGTTTACCAGCTCGAACACCAACCTGATTGAGCTGGGCGAA